TCCTTCCGACAGTTTTTCTTCTATAGATCGGTAACGTATCCCACATTCTTTTTCGTGAGCTTCTATACGAAGAATAGCCTCTTTGACTGTTGCCATACTTATTTACACTCACAAGTAGGCGTACAAAAACAAGGATCACAAGTACAGTTTTCGTTAGTACACATTAGTCTTCTCCTAAAGTGTAGGTTTAGTATCTGGGAAGTCTGACGTACTAGGCCAATCTCGCAGCTTAATTCGGTACGCCAATATATCACTGCGGTTCGGCCAATCCGGTGTTTGACTTGCTTGATCGGTTGACGATAACTCCATATCACGCCACATACGCGCCTCTTCCTCTGCTGTAGGGGCTGGTATTGTTGGCTCGACAAACGCTTCAACATAATCAAAGTTAGCTTTGACCCACGACTCTTCGCCACGGATGCGGGGATTAGTTACGTTGCCGTCAGCATCTTTTATTATCCATAAATTACTCATATTATTCTCCTTTACGATGGCAAGTATTGGATTAGTACAAGGCCATCGCCGCCCGAACCCATCATGGAAGTACCCGCCGAGCAACCACCACCACCACCGCCTGTGCCGCCGTTGCCTCCAAAAAATATTGTGTTTCCATTAATTCCTAAAGTTGAACCGCCTCCTGCAAAGGGGCCGCTAGCATCAGGAGCCTGTGACATTGGCAGATTGCTGTTTTGAGATGCACCCATATAAGCTGCTATCCCGCCCTTGCCGCCGCCGCCAATATGTCCAAATCCAGATTCGCCGCCTTGCGCGTCTGAATCGCCGCCGCGAGTATATGAAAAGCCAGAGTCGCCCGTGCCATAAATTCCAACAGCCCCGCCGCCGCCTCTGCTACCGGGCATATTACCCGCCCCCCCGGTGTTATTTACATCTCCGTTTGCCGCCGTGCCGCCCGCGCTAGAACTGCTACTGCCCCCAGTGCCTCCGTTGGCTGTTAGGGTGCTTGACAGCCCAGTACCTGCAACCGTTGAATTTCCCCCGTTTGCACTGCCGCCGCTGTTGCGTATACCACCCACGCCAACGACAACTGTATAGCTACCGCTTGTTGTCACTGCGAGACTGTTTTTTTTGCAGTATCCTCCCGCTCCACCGGCGTATTGAGTACCATTGCCAGCACTACCGCTGCCCCCCGCACCAATAACATGAATACACACATTCCCATCCTGAGGAGGCACCCAAGTCTGTGATTGAGTTAATGAAATTTGCGGTAACGTATCGTTTCCACCTAGTATTACTGCCATTTTCTATCTCCTTTAAATTTCTAACCAGCCAATGGTTGCATCAACAAAAACAAGTTGAGTCGCCTTTCCGCTTTCCAATGTTCCATTAGCGTCTACTGAGTTAAGTTTTTGACTACTAGTTCGTGCAATAGTTACAGTACCACCACCAGTAGCTTTAAGGATTACTGTTGAACCCGCCGACCCAGATGGTAACGTGTGAGTTAAGGCACTAGTCTTGTTGCTAATATATTGCCCTTTATGGGCTAAATTAGTATTAGACGTTAAGACTGTCCAATCACTATAAGCACCGCCAATTGTTGCAAAAGCTAAAGCACCGCTACCATTTGTAGTAAGCGATTGACCAGCACTCCCGTCAGAAACATTTAATCGCGCCACATCTATAGCATTGTCAGCAACTTTATCTGCTGTAACTGCATCATTGGCTATATCGCCTGTAGCAATAGTGCCGTCTGCAATCTTTGCGCTAGTGATTTGACTATCCGCAATGTGGGCGGTATCAATAGAGCCATCAACATACTGGTCGCTATCAATGCTGTTTGCCGCCATCTTAGCTACAGTGATTTGACTATCCGCAATGTGCGCGGTATCAATAGAGCCATCAACATACTGGTCGCTATCAATGCTATTGTCGGCCATTTTCGCCACAGTAACTGCATCGTCAGCAATACCCGTGGTTTTAATCTGTGTAATTGCCATTGTTTAGCTCCCTAGTGTGGGCTTTGTAGCTGGAAAGTCTGATGTGCTAGGCCAATCCCTCAGTGCAGTGCGGTACGTTAGGTACGCTGCGCGTTGCGGATGATCACTCAGCGGAACAATCCAATCAGTTGCTTGAAGCTCTGAATCTCTCCATGATCTTGCAATTGATGCAATTTCTTCAGATGACGGCGTAACGGCTACATTAACTTGTTTATCAATTGTTAGTCCGTCATCAAATAAATGCCGACTTAAATTACTCCCGTCATCCAAGGCGGTAATACTTACTAAAGTTCTCATTTAAATCTCCTTTAAGATGTCGGCGGGTCAAGTAAATAGACAACGCCTGAACTTCTATATGCGCCGCTCTGATTTGCGTTTGTGCTAACGTAACTTGTTGTAATGGTAACTTTTAAAGACGTTTCAAAACGCACACAAACCTGCGGAGCGTCAGCAATTTGAAGCGCAGTGTTTGGAATAGTCGCATAGTAACCTGTGTTTTGAGCAATGTAAGAATCATCATCGTTTCTGTTTGTCGTAGCGTTATAAGTAACAGATTGCATAAAATACTGTCCCTGTTTTGCATTTTGTGTGTCAGCACCACTACTTATAGGAAAATAACCAAGACAAATCCTATCATAAGCTACAAAAGCACCAAGCCCAGTAGAATCAAACGCAACAGCAGTTTCTACTCCGTCTACAGTAATTTTAAAAATTGTCGTGCTTGCACTTCCGGTTTGATCACTTGGCCCAACAACATGAGTTAGATATCCAGAGCCGCTTGTAATATTTACAATTGTTTTTTCGGTGTTGGCTGCATAACTATCACTAGTTTTTATTAAAAAATCCATGCCCCAAAATGTCGAAGTACCCGCAGTAACAATGCCAGAGGCGGTACCTCCATACTGTAACTTGGTTCCTGCTATTCGACGTACTGGCATACGCTTGGGATCACGGTTTATTAAACTGTCTTTACTACCTATTACTGCCGCCATTTTTAAATCTCCTTAGATTGTTGTCCAGCCAATGGTACTATCGACGTAGACAAGCGTAGCCGCGTTGTTTAATGGCAACAGAGCATCGTTAGCTGATGAATTTATGGGCTGTGAGTTGCGACCAATTGTTATCAAAGCGGCTCCAACATTCTTTACCGTCACAACAGCACCCGCACTTGGTGATGCAGGAAGCGTTAAAGTAAATGCGGTAGATGCATGATTACCTATGATTTGATCGCCGCTTGACATAGTAAAATTAGCGGTCTTTACTAGCCAGTTGTTGTACAAGCCTCCTACAGTAGCGAAGCTAAGTGTGCCGCTACCATTTGTCGTTAATGATTGTCCTGCGCTGCCGTCACTAACATTAAGCCTTGCAATGTCTACTGCGTTGTCTGCAATAGCCGCTGCAACAATAGCGTCATCTGCAATTAGAGCAGAGGTGATTGCATCGTCAGCTATCTTAGCTGTTGTAACTGCATCATCAACCATAGAAGCGGTAACAACTGCACTTGCTGCTAGTTGATCTGCACCTACAGCATCATCAGCTATCTTAGCTTGAGTTACATTGTCATCAACAATAGAAGCAGTTACTACAGCATTAGAAGCTAGTTTAGCGGCTGTTACTGCATCGTCTGCTATCTTAGCTGTGGTTACATTAGCGTCTGTTATCTTGGCGGTTGTTACAGCGTTTGAAGCTAGTTTAGCTGTGGTTACATTAGCGTCTGTTATCTTGACGGTTGTTACAGCGTTTGAAGCTAGTTTAGCTGTGGTAACACTTGTATCTGCGGGGGTTGTACTCGCAGCGACTGTAAGAAGATTTATTGCTTCTACTTTAACGCCGCTTGCAGGAGCAGTAGAAAATGTAAGTGTAGTTCCGCTAAAGCTAAAAGTATCTTTGTGTTGATAAACGCCATCAAAATAAACTTGAAGTGCGTTTTCAGACGGAGGCGCGGCTGACAGCGTAAGCGTAGTGTCGCTACCATCGCCTGTCATTGTGCTAAGAGTTATAGTAGCTTCACCGCCGCCAATGTCACCCCAAGCATCTGTGTATCCTTCAAACTTGCCTGTAGTGCTGTTGTATCTAAATTGACCGGCAACAGCAGTAGGCCGTTGAGCAGTAGTTCCAGAAGGAATTTTAACTGCTCCGTATGTTCCTAAAGTAGTTGTAACAGCGGTAGCATAGTTGCCCATATAAGCGTGAGAGCTACATTGATAATAAAGTATATTAGGTGTTGCAGAAGTTACTGCAATTGTTGTGTGCGCTCCTGCATTACCGGGAGTTCCTGAAGTTGTCACGCCTGTAGAGTAGGCTACTGTTTTAGCTGCATCTACATAAAAAAGTAAAGGATGTCCACTGTTACTGCTATCTGCTTGATCAAACTTAAAGTAGTAGCCTGAAGAACTTGTTATTGCGTCTACTCCTGCTAGTTGAAGTGCAGGGGCTTCTACTCCATTTACAAAATATGCGCTACTACTGCCGTCACCGTTATAAGGATGACCTGCTGTTTTACTAGCTACTGTTACTGTAAAGACTGTAGGGCTAGAAGAACTACCATAACTATGTGCTAATCCTTTAGCTGAAACAAGTCCTGCGCCTTCTATGTCTTTAGCTTGAGCATCTAAATCACCGCCTAGCTGTGGAGTGCTATCTTCTACAACATTTGCAATAGCAGAAGAAGTTGCTAATCCGCTAACTATAGCACTCCTTGTAATTTTCTTTAAACCACCACCTGACGTATCTATTGCTAAAAAAACATCATTACTAGCTACTGTGCTTATTTCCGCTAAAGAACTTACTGCAACAGAGTTAAAATTTGTACCATCTGCTATAAGTAAATTACCGGCGGTATTTGTAGCCATAACAATATCATCACCAGATACTGTAAGATCGCCAGTTACTACTAAGTCTCCTGCAATAGTTACATCGTCTGAAAGTTTATCTCCTGTAACAGCATTATTAGCTATATCGGCTGTAGCTATTGTTCCAGTAGCAATCATTGAGCTTACAATTACGCCCGATCCTATTACAAAATCTAAAGTATTATCATTGTCATCATAAGTAACTGCAATGCCTGTTTCATTATTACTAGTAACCATTGCGCCTACTGTATCTGCAATAGTCTCTGAAAGAGTTACTCCTGCTATTGTTATAGCATCTGCTTCTACTGTACCATCAAAGTAAGCATTTTTAAATTGAAGAGAGCTTGTTCCTAAATCTATATCATCATCTGTTACAGGAACAATAGCTCCATCTTGAATTCTAATTTGCTCTACTGCTGATGAACTTACTTGTACAAAAAAGCCCCAACGGTTGTTTGTGCTATCAACTACAATTTTATTAAGGAAATCTTGATCACCTATTTGAGCAATATTACCGCCTTCACCGGCAGTTCCATCGTGTTGGTGTCCTGTAGTTCCACTAGCGGCGTAACTAAATGAAGTTAATAATTGATTGTATTCATCATTAAAGAGCGCAGCGGTAATAGTATCGCCGTCAGTAAGTG